ACTAGGACTAGCGATGAGGTTGCGCTCGGTGTGATCGTTGCAGTCAAGCCGGTGATGTCTGCGGTGGCGCCAGCAGCTAGTGACGCGCTGAACGTGTCGGTTTTCGTGGTGCTGACGACTTGCAGGATACGAAAGGCGCCGCGAAGGTTGTTCAACGAGCTTGAGGTCAACACCTGGGCGGTGGTCCATGCTGCGGGGAGGCTCGTGGGGGTTGCCATGGGTTCTAGCCTAGGACATTGAAGCCGTCAAGCGTGCCATAGGTGGCGTCGTCCAGAATCAGCTGATAGGTGACTTGTGCGGTGGATGTGTAGAGGTTTGTGACGTGGCCGCCGGCAAAGTTGATTCGGTGTTCGATGCCTTCGACGGTGAGGTCCTGGGTGAGATTCTGGGGCGTACCGCCGACGAGGATGGCTTTCTGGACTGCGATGTAGTCGCCGATCTCGAGGTCTGCGGTCGTGTCGCGTTGCGCGGTGGTGAGCTGCCCGAAGAATGTCTCGACGGCAGTGAAACGTGGCTCCGTAGTCGGGCTGAGTAGGTAGTTCGCCAGGGTGAGGGCGGCCGTATTGTCGTGGAGAAGGCTGCCGTCAATGTAGAGCGACTTGATGAAGTATTCGGTCTGGCTGGCGGTGTCGTTGACGAGCTGCTGAGTGCCGCCTTTAGGTGTGATCGCGACCCGGTTGATTATGTCTTCGGCCTGAAATGAGATCTCGAGGTTGCGGTATTTCGCTCCGGTGCCATCGTCCTTGAAGCTGATCGCCGGCGAGCCGGTCACGAATCCGATACGGTCCTGCGATACCAGGACCCCGTCCTTATCGACGAAAATGCGGCCGCGTTCAGCGGTGCGGGTGATCTCGTCGAAATAAGCTTTTACGTTTGTTCCTTCGGCGATCGCGTACTGAGTACCGCCACCTAGTTCAACGGTGCCGGTCGCGATGTTGCGAGCTGTCGGGCCGGTGGGATAGTTGACTCCTGCGCGGTCGAGGATCGCGTTGACGCGGGCGCCGGTCAATTCTTTCGTCGGGTTGTGTCCGGTGATGAATGTCTGGGCTAGCCGGTAGCTGTTGTCGACGCAGAACACGGTGACGGTGTCGAGACCGCCTAGCTCGAACTGGTAGTCGTAGTTGACGACGAAGCCGGTGAACAGGTTGACGGCGACGTTGCTCGAGTTGTAGCGGATGATCTTGACGGCGCGCCCTGGTGCGAGCCCTGGGACGCCCTGGGCCTGATCGTAGTAGGGGTTACTAGGGCTGTCGTCGAATGGGTTGAAGACGCCGTCGGCGAGTGTGTCGTTTAGGGTGAATACGGCGGTGCCGTTATTGAATGCGTCGTTTTCGTCCTGGCGGCCGCGTTTGATCGAGATGTCGGTCGTCCCGGACGCGACGCTGGCGTAGCTAGTTGTTCCGTCTAAGACGTATGTCGTGTTATCTAGGACGCCCTTCACCGAGTCGTCGAGCGTAAATGAATCGACCAGGAAGCCGACGTCGATCAGGACATCGTAGGAGCCCGCGTTCGGGACTGCTGTGGCGGGCATTTAGGCGACCTTGAACGGTGCAGGGCCTTGTGCCTGGTTGTATTGCCTGAGCGCGTTGACGATCGCAGCACCGATCTCAGCTGAGGTTCCGAGGCCGCCGTTGACGTTCACGGTGATCGAGCCCATCCCGCCGGCGCGGTCGAGCGGGACGACTGCTTCGGGGCCGGCTTCGCCGATCATGGCGAGCGTCGGCTGTGTGACGATGCCGCCGGCTGCGAGCATCGGGATGTTCGGGACGCTCCACCCTTTGCCGCCGATGCCTGGTATCCAGTCTGGGGCGGTGAAGCTGAGGCGGCCGACGGTGTTGTTCCAGGCTTTTGCGATGCCGTTGAAGACGAACTTGAAGGCGTCGAGCACGGTGTCGATGAGGCCGCCTATGTAGTCGACGGTGCCTTTGACTGCGATCTTGACGCCGTCGAATAGCGCGTTTACACCGTTCCGGAATGTCTCCGATTTGTTGTATGCGATGACGAACGCGGCCACTAGGGCGCCGATCGCAAGCACTACGAGCCCGATCGGGTTCGCATTGAGCGCCACGTTGAACGCCCACGTCGCAGCGGTGACGAGTATCTGGGTTGCCTGGTAGATCTTCATAGCAGCATTAGCGACCAGGATCGCGCCCGCGAGGCCACCGATCACACCAGCCACCACTAGGAAGGCGGTCGTGTTTTCCATCGCGAACTCGCCGAGTTTCATGAATACCGGGAGCACCTGCTCAAGCACCGGCAGGAGGGCCGCACCGATCGACTCTTTTGCCTCATTGACGGCCACAGAGAAGCGGGCCATCTGGCCCTGCGCGGTACCAGCGGCGACAGTTGCCGCCCCGCCGAACGTGCCGCCGAGGATCGACATGACCGTATTCAGGTCCGCGCCTTCCTTGATCGCAAGCGCCATCTCCGGGGATAGCGTGCGGAGGCCCTTCATGTTCCCCTGGTAAGCCTTACTGAGCGCGTCGGACACGGTGCCGAGGTCCTTGCCGGTGGCCGCCGAAATGTCCATCGCGAGCTTGAGCGCGTTTTGAGCTTGCGCGACGTCTTTTGTGCCTCGAGTTAGTTCAGCCAGGGCAGGGCGAAGCTGATCGTCAGCTACGCCAGTCGCCAGGGACAGGGTGCTAATGAACTGTTCGGCGGCGCCGATCTGCTCATCGGTCGCCCCGGTGACGTTCTGGAGGCTGAGCGCGAGCTGTGCCTGCGCGGCCTGGTCCTCGATAGCGGCCTTTGTGGCATCGCCCAGAGCGAGCGCTAGTCCACCGATCGCGGCAGCTGCCGGGAGGGCTGCCTTCTTTAGTGCGAATTGTGCTTTTGCTCCGACGCCCTCGAGCTGCTGGAACTCTTTGACGGCCTTCTCGAGTCCTTTGCCGGAGAACTCGGTGACGATAGGTATGGTGATTGCCACGTTATGCCGCCTTCTGTGCGGCTCGTTCGCGGGCTCGTTCTTTAGCGCCGCCGATGCCCTGGTTGACGTAATCCATGACGCGGTCGACAAGTTGTTTCACGCGGTATTCGATCTCGTCGATGTTTGCTTCCACGACTGGCCAGAGTACGCGAGATGGTGGTCCGAATCGTCCACTAAGTCCGGCGACCATTCGACGGCCTTGTGGGGTCGGTACTGGTCCTTTTCCGCTCATGTCGAATAGCGTCGACGTCGGTCCCTTGTATCGGATGAAGAAGGTCGCGACGTTTTGCAGGTAGCCGCCGAACATTTTCGGACGTTTCGCCGAGATGCCGGCGACAACGGTGTCGTTGATTCCTTGTCCCCAGGGGAGGATGTTGCCGGCTGTTTGTACGCCGATGCGGTTTGTCGGAGCCCAGGCCCGATTGAAGCCGCTGATCGGTGCGTTGATAGGTATGCGGGACTGTGCCTCCTGGACCGTGGATTCCATGATGCGCTTGTAGTCGCGGGTGATTTCGCGGCGGGCTACGCGGTCGAGTTTGTTGAGCTGTGCCAGGGCGTCCTTGATGCCGACTATGTCTAGGTCCACCGATACGGCCACGCTTATCTCCTGGTTTTTTTCTGGTTGCTTAGAACACTACTAACGGTGAGTAGGTCGCGACCGTCAAACGGGATTTCGGGGGGCCACCAGCCGACCGCTACTAGCACTTCTGCTAGCTGGCGTCGGTAGGTTCCCCGTCCGTAGGGTTTAGCGGTGTGACGTCCTTCGCTTGAATGTCGACGTCAGGGTGCTGCTCGAGCCATTCGCGCCAGGTAGCGGCCTTCGTGTGGCCGCCGAGCTTCAGCAGATAGTGAGACCACCAGGCGAGGTCTGAGATGCCGATGCCGAGACCGTCCGATACCTTGCGGTTCTCTGAGCGTTCCCATTCGGCCACGCATAAGAGGTTCGTGTTGACTTCGATCGGTGTCTCACCTGGGGCGAGCGTGATCGTGAGCTTCAGTTTCATGGTCGGGACCTCCTACGGTCAGATTACTGCGACGCTGTAGACGCCCCCGGTGAAGGTCACGTCGATCGTGGACAGCTCACCATAGGAGCCGTCGATGACCGGGAGGGTCTCGAGGTAGGCGCCGGTGATCGTGAACTGCGGGTTCGTTGCCGATGTTGCGGCGCTTGATGGCTTGAGCACGATGTTCGTGGTCGTGCCGACAAGGCCAGCAAGCGTCGCGTAGGTTTCTGAGCTAGCGAAGCTGTTGTAGAGGGTCAGGGTGACTTCGTTCATCTGGAGGCCGCCGACGTACTTGTGGGCGGTGTCTCCGAACGCGGTGGCCTCGAGCTGGTCGACCGAGCGGTTCAGCGTCGCGGCGGTGCATTGACCGGTGAGCGCGACCGAGTTGACGGTGACGGTGGGGTTCGTGAGGTAGGTGGCCATGAGTTACTCCTGTTCGTTGTCGTCGACTTTAGGGGTCGACTTCTTGCTGGTGGTGGATTCGATGAAGCCGTGCTCGAGCAGCGCCTCCACGTTGATCCCTTCTTCGGGGATGAACTCGTCGCCGGGTGTGCCGACCTTGTCCGAAACTACGCGATACTTCGTCATGGGTTCGACTCTAGTCTGACGATGAGCTCGTA